AGTTAAAGGTAGATTAACATTAGATATTATTTCTGATTTAGATGCAGAGGTTTACATTAAATCTATTAGAGCTTATTTTGCTTCTGATGGATTAGTTAGAAAATCATTTGATGCTAAAGAAACACATCTTGCTAATATTACAGATGAGATGTTAGCTTTAGTTGACCATACTATTTATCTATTGACACTTAGTTAGTATATGGAGTTATTTAAGCTGAATGATGATTTCTTAGTAGATTTAAACAAAGAATGGATTCAATTACATGAACCATTTAAGAAGATTTATTTAAGAGATAAAGGTATATCATCTTCTGAATATAAAGGTAGATTAAAGAGAGTAGCTCAAAAGGAGTTTACTTATATTTACTTGTTATGTGACTATAGAAGTAATTTAATTAATTATTCAGAAGAAGATAGAAAGAGAGAAGCTAAACGAGCTGCTGGATTAGATGCTAATTGGAAACCTGATAAGGACTTAGTAGATGCAATTGAATATTATAAAGAATTACAATCTACTAGGTCTTTAAGGTTATTACAAGCATCTATGAAAAACATAGATAGGATGATTAAAAGTATTGATGAATCTTCAGATAAGGATAGTATTACTTTAGAGGAGATAACAGATAACATTAAAGCAATGAAAGAGATTAAGATGTTAATGAAGAATCTCCAAGAAACTGAAGAGATGGTTAAGAAAGAACTTAGTGAAACAGGTAGTGGTAGAGGTAATGTAGAAATTGGAGAAAATGAATTATAGAGAGTTATCTATATTGGAAATTTTAACTACGATGTATTGGTATTATTTCAAACCTACCAAAGCTTCTAGGTATATACTATTGGTTAGAAGTGGATTCCATAGTAGAGAAGCTTTTGAATTGTGTAAAAAACGTAAATAATGTTATCAGTAAATGTACATGAGTTTTCTAGAACTGCTGATTACTACTTAAAGAATAAGTGCTATATTAAAGCTCCTAGAAAGTCTAAGGAGTGGTATGAGTTTTGGAGAGAAGAAACTCGTAGGTGTAATGAAGGTTTCCAAGTAGGAGATACTAAGGTTACAGGTGAACATTATTTTTTTATGAACTTTACACCTATGAAGGTTACTCCAGCAGGTGTTGACCATAATAAAAGAGGTGTTAAAAAAGAATTACAATTCCCTAGATTTAACTTGTTGGATTACAATTGGTTTTGGGCAAAACATATTGCTAGATGGGGAATTACAAAAGAACATTTAATTGATTTAGATTTACATTGGAGACCTAATCTACAAGATGCTTTAGTAGGTGGTAAACATTTAATTTGTGCTAAAACTCGTGGTTGTGGATTTTCTTATAAAGCTGCTGCACACGGAGTATATAATTACAACTTTATTAGGAAAAGTAAATCATTTTATTTCGCATCTAAAGACCCTTATCTATGGGGAGCTGATGGAATAATGCTTAAATGTTGGGATGATTTAGAATGGTTAAATGGTCATACAGATAATTGGTGGAGAAAGAATCGAATGGAGATTGATAACTCTAGTGAGAAGAAAGCTTCAGTTAGAATAAAGACACCACAAGGAGTAGAAGTAAAAGGTTACGAATCTATGATTGGTGGGGTTATTGTAGATGACCCACAAAAAGTAAGAGGTGCAAGGGGAGAGTTATTAATTTTTGAAGAGGGTGGTTCTTTTAGAAATTTAAGTAAAGCTATAGCTGCTGCTAAACCATTAGTAGAAGATGATACTGTTGTAACAGGTCAAATTATAATCTTTGGAACTGGAGGACAAGCTGGAGAGGATATTCAAGGACTAGAAGATTTGTTCTATTCTCCTGAATCAAACAACTTTATGAGGTTTGAGAATGTATGGGATGAACACGATATTGAAGAATTTGGATTCTTTGTTCCATGTACAGCTTACTCTCCTAAGTTTACAGACTTAAACGGAAACCCTTTATGGGATGAAAGTAAGAAAGAATGGGAAGATAAGAGAGCATTAACAAAGAAATCTAAAGGTAGTAATGCACTTAGAGATTATGATTTGTTAATTGCTGAACGTCCGTTTACTCCAAGAGAGTGTTTTAAAAGGACTACTAGTAATATATTTCAAGATGCTCTTTATTATGTAAACGAACAAGTAAAGAACATTGAATACAACAAAGATGTTAAAGAACATATTAAACATGGAACTTTATTAGACTTAGGTAAAGGTTGGGAGTTTCAAATAAGGCATAATGCTAAACCTTTATATAAATATCCTCATGGTAATTCTGATGATTTAGATGGATGTTTATCTATCTATGAAGAACCTGTATTAGTAGATAGTGTAATACCTTATGGTTTATATAGTACTATTGTTGACCCTTTTGCAGTAGATGATGCTGAAGATAAAACATCTTTAGGTGCTATTTATATTATAAAGCATTCGTTACCTGGATGTGGAGAAGGTCACAAGATTGTAGCTTCGTGGGTGTGTCGTCCTGCTACGGTTAGAGAGTTCTATAAACGAGTAATGTCTGTAACAGAGTATTATAACTCTACAATACAATCAGAGGTGTTTGGTGGTGGTCAAGGATTACTTGATTACTTACGTGACCATAATAAGCTATACTTAGCTGAGTTTGAACCTGATTATATTCTTCAAGGTAAAGAGTTAAGTAAGAATATGAGAAATCGTAAGTATTTTATGCAGGTTAATGATGATATGAAGAAGACAGGTTTGTTATACTTTGCTGAGTATCTTGTACAACCAAGAGGATTAACTGCTGATGGAAGACCTATATTAAATGTACATTTAATTTATGACTTAGGACTACTTCAAGAAGTTCTTAAATTTGTGAATGACCCTAAACGAAACTTCGATAGAATATCCTGTATGATTTTGGCAATGTATATGTTTAAAGAAAAAACACATGTTACTGAAAGTATAAAGAAGAAATCAAGCTCTACATTTTTTAGAAGACAATTCTTCACAGATAAAGGGAATTATAACACAACTAATTTAGATTTATCTACAGACATAGCAATACTAAATAAAGATTGGAAGTATTAATTTAAAAAATAGTTTTAACTTTGTTAAAATTTTTGTATTAATGGCTGCTAAAGACGAAACTAAATATTTAACCTCGTTAAAACCTCAACAAAGACTACCTTATTCAGAAAAGGTAGCAGATGATAACGAGTGGGGAAAGAAAGTTATTAATTACTATTTAAAACACGCTTACTTCTATTCTGAATATACATCTAAAGTAGGTGCTAAAAAAGACTTAGCGTTATTGTATAAGATACATAATAATCAGATACCTGATGAATGGTTTAATCCAATCGTTGACCCATTCAATGTACAAGACCCTGCACATAAAGCTCAACCAGCAGTTATTAGAAAAACTAACATAGCGAGACCTGTAGCAGAAAAGATATTTGGAGAATATATAAATAGACCTTTTTCTTGGTTTATTGATAAGATAGGAGAAGAAGGTTATAATAGGTACTTTGAACAGTTAAGTGAAAAGCTACATGAGAATCTAAAACAGCATTTTATTAATGGTTTAGACCCTGAGATATTCAAAGAAGCACAAGCTCAACAACAAGAAGTACCAATGCCTGAGAAGGTGAAAGAAGAATTTGATGATTCTTACATTGATGCTGAAGTAATAGAAGCTAATAAGTTATTAAAGAATATTGTAGAAAGTATTTATTTTTTCGAGAAGAGTCGTCAGCTATTTAAAGACTTTGTAATAGCAGGTGAAGAATACACACAGAAGTATATTGTAAGTGACCAAATAGAATACGAGAGAATCTCTCCTTTAGATTTATGGTATATTAAGTCTTACTATTCACCGTATATAGAAGATGGTGAAGTAGGTATTAGAAGGTTACTATTAACTCCAGGAGAGATAGTAGATAGATTCTATCGTGAGATAGAAGAAGAACAATTAAAGAAGTTAGATAATAACAACTATGTAAATGGTACTTATATCGCTAACTTCTTAACAGATATTCGTACTCGTAACTTTGACTCGTTGATACTCAACAAGATACCTGTTTATTATGT